GGGTTGCTAACGTAATGTCTGCTACGTAATAGGTGATAGGAACGTGCCTCAGATCCAACTTGTTCAAGGTTCTTATGAAGCGAGGAGCGTTATCGCAAACGCCCAGCGCTGCATAAATTTATATCCAGAGCAAAATACCAAGGATGCTGAAGTTCCTTACACTCATTACTGCACTCCGGGGCTGACGCCTTTAGCGCAAGGAATTATTGCTGAAGTGCGTCAGCTTTACACGGCAAGCAATGGGCTGCTTTTTGCCGTCATCGGGAACACTGTTTATTACGTGCCAGATAACTTTGCCTTACAGGCTTTAGGCACAATCACATCACAGTCTGGGCTTGTGTCTATGTATGATAATAAGTTCACGCTTATTATTTTAGATGGATCGACACAGGGCTGGAGTGTTGATTTAACATCATTACAATTTGACGTGTTTATTCCAGAAAACTTTTTGGGTGGAAATCAAATTCGTTACATTGACACATTCTTGGTTTCATCAACCCAAAACGCAAATCTTCAATCTAGTGACTCCAATGCCACAACCTATCCCGCTCTTGGTGTGGCAACTATCTCTGGAGATGCAGATCAACTCCAAATCATTGACACGGTTCATAGAGAAATCTGGGCTTTCGGAAGACGCACAACAGAAGTCTGGACTGATGTTGGTTCTTACCCATTTCCTTTTCAAGAGATCCCCGGAGTGTTTATTCAACATGGGATCGCGGCTTTAAGGTCTTTGGCGAAATGGGGCTTGAATATTTTCTGGCTTTCAGAAGATAACAACGGCCAAGCATTGGTTATGATGGGCACGGCTTATAAAGCTGACGTTATTTCCACCCCAGCTATTGCCGACGCCCTTGGAAAATACGACATAATTTCTGACGCAATTGGATTTTGTTATCAGCAAGGTTCACACATTTTCTATTTCCTGTCCTTTCCATCTGCAAATGCCACATGGTGTTATGATCTTTCAACTCAACTCTGGCATGAGCGTGGGTATCTGGACGAAAATGGAAATTTGGTAAGACATCGAGCAAATTGCGCTGCACATGCTTACAACAAAACGATTGTAGGCGATTGGCAAAACGGTAAACTCTACGCTTTTGATCTAAACAATTACACAGACAATGGGGACGCAATTTTACGTCTTCGCTCCTTTCCGCATCTTGTTATGGATGGAGATCGTGTAAGTTATTCAAGTTTCATGGCTGACATTGAAGTCGGCACAGACATTGATCCAAATGATGACCCTCAAATCACCCTTCGCTGGAGTGATGATCGTGGTGTGAGTTTTGGCAATGGGTTGCAACAATCGCTCGGCACGTCTGGTCAATACCGTGCAGTTCCTTCTTGGAATAGACTTGGTTTTGCAAGAGATCGTGTTTTTGAACTTTCATGGACTGCGCCTTGTGCGGCAGCATTAAACGGCGCGTGGATACAAGTCGAGAAGATGGAGACTTGACGTGTCAGTCTTAAAAAGCGTCCCAAACTCCACAACACCAATGGTTGATGCGAATGGATTGCCGACAAGGCAGACCCAATTATTATTAACTGCTTTAACTCAACCCGGAAACATTACTTCTTATGATCTTGCTGACGGCGCGGTTCTTACAACAAAACTCGCCAATGGATCGGTTTCAACCGACAAACTTCCAGATAGTGTAATCACTGAAACTAAAATTGCTGACAATTCAATCACAACTTCTAAAATTGTAGCGAATGCGATCACATCGAACTTAATAGCTGCAGGCGCGATTGTTGCTGACAAGATTTTTGCAAAGTCGATTGTAACGGAAAAGATTGATATTGGGGCAGTTACAACTGATACCATTGGTTACAATGCGGTATCTAGAGTTGCTGCACAATCGAGTAATACAGGAACTGCTTCGGTCACTTTAACAACTGTTCCGGGCAGCTCGCTTTGTATTCTTGGTTTGTTTAATGGTGTTTTGAATACAAGTTCATCTTCTGGAACTTTGAATATAAACGTCAATGGAACTGTGGTTGATAGTGTGCCGATCTTTGCAGACTCCTCTGCATCACCAATAGCGCAGTATCCAAGTCAACCCGGATTTAGTTTGTATGCTTCTCCGTCTTATAATTCTGGGGGTTTTAGTTCGACTACATATGCTTTTGTCCCGTGGGTTTTTAACGGCAATAGAAATCTTTATCCAAGAAGCATTCAGTTTAACTATTATGTTCCTGCAAATGTTACAACCGCTCAGGTTCAAGTAATCGCGTCTGTCGCATCGGACGTAAGTGTTTTGGTATGGGGGCTTCAGAGATGACGATAAAAATATTTCTAACATACACCCCAGAATGCAAAATCACTGCTCAGACTTTTGAAGAAGAAATTTATTTTGAGCAGCGCAAGGCTAATGGTGAACTTGTCTTGGAAATTCCGAGTCAAATCCATTATAAAATTCACAAAATAGATATGACAACATTACAAGTAGTTCAAAAAAGCCCGGAAGAAATTGATGCAGAGGCCCCTAAACCGCTTGAACCTCCAGTAATCGTCTTGCCGCCCACAATAACTCCTACAACCCCTTTGCCTATCGGCAGTTAAGTATTATGATAACTACTTCAAATTTAGGAGATTAAGATGGACCCCGTAACTTTAGCCATGGCAGGGGCTGCTGCTGGAAGCCTTTTCAAAGGTATTGGGGGAATGATCGGTGCCGGGCAAACGGCTGCAGGTGCGTTACAGGGTGGCCAAACGGCAAGTTTATTTGACCTTCTTGGCATTCAACAAGCCCAACAAGCTGCACAAAATTGGTATAATACGGCTGCACAAGCGGTATCTCCTTATACAACGGCAGGCTCTCAATCTATTCAACAATTGATGAGTGCCCTAACAGGCACAGGGGCTAGAGATGCTGGTATCGGCGGGGGTGGCGCGAATTTACTTTCGACTTTTCAGCCTACTCAAGCCCAGCTCGAACAAACCCCCGGTTATCAATGGGCCAAGCAGCAAACGCTTGGTGCTATGACTAATGCTGGCGCGGCAAAAGGTATTGGATCATCTGGTAATTTGGTGCAGCAAGTTGGCCAAACTGCCACAGGCCTTGCGTCCCAAACATATCAGCAACAAGTTCAAAATTACTTAGCTCAAAATCTCCAAGCCTACAACATGCTGATGGGCCCAACTACATTAGGCCAGTCATCTGCTAATCTACTTGCAGGTGGCGCGACATCTCTTGGTGGAGATTTATCAAGAATTAATGCTGCAGGCTTTAATGCTGCAGGGACGGCACTTGGCGGAAGCCAGATGAGCGCAGCTAATGCTCAAGCAACAGGAACAAATGCGCTGTTTGGTGGCGCAGGGCAAGCTACTGGATATGCAGCATCTTCTCCTCTTGCGAATATTTATGCACAAAGTTCGGCTGGGGCAACACCTCAAGCCACATTAGCTGCATTACAAGGTAATATATTCGGAAGCGCACCATCTTACGGAACAAATTCACCAGCATTTGCTCCGGTTAATCCTCAAGCGACAGCATTTAGTTGATAAAGGGCAAGAATTATGGATCAGCTTCCTAGCGTTGCACCACCAGCTGCACAAAACTTTGACATCCCAAATCCGCTGCAGACTATGCAGCAGATGCAAGGAATTGCTTTGCAAGGAATTGAAGCGCAAAAACAAAAACAAGCTACAGATTTACAAGCTGCGCAGATCAAAGCAAATCAATCGTTTGGGCAGATTTTACAGAGCCATATCGATCCAGAAACTGGAATGCCGAATGTCGAACAATCTTTAGCCATTGCTGCACAACATCCAGAAACTGCTCCATTTTACAAAGATTTTCTAAATTTTACACAAAGTTATGGAAAGTTGGATGCGGAAAAACACGCAAAGCAGCTAGAAAATAATCTTAGTTCTTTACGGTTGGCGAAGGAAACATTTATTCCACTGGCAACAAGATTAAATGATGCTACTCAGCCATTAAAAACCTCCGACGTGATGGGCGCATTTGCTTCCATGCGGAATTATTTGCCTGACTCCGAAGTTGATAAGATGATGGGGGATTATCTTTCTAAAGAGCAAAAGGGATTAACAACCCCGACAGCCTATGTAAAAGGATCTTTGCTTGGAACCGAACAAGGCATTAAAGCTCTTGAAAACGCACAAGGCACTTATAAAGAACAAAATGAGCTTGTTCCAGTTAATACACCTAATGGTGTTGTGCCTATGCCTCGGTGGCAAGCAATACAATTAACCC